ATACAGTGGTAACGGTGATAGACCATCTCACTCCACCATAGGGGTAAGAGAAGAGAAGGTACGTAAGATGTTACATTCACCGCAATGGTTGCAACTAGCAGCATAAGGAATAAGACTATGAAAGATCAGAAAGTTTTAGGTAAACGCAAGAACAATCCAGTTGCGGCACAACTCTCTGATCCTATGTGGAGAAAGAGAGTGGTAGATAATAAAATGATTTATAATAGGAAGGTTAAATATAAAGGAAACTTATATGTGGGTGATAGCACGAAACGATCCTGAAGAATTGATGCCTGAAGTTTTAACGGATGAAGAAGGAGCTGTAATTATCTTTGCCGATAAGGTTACTGCATGGAGATATATGGAAACCATGTGTTATGATAACGGAGTTCCCACTTCATTCTTAGATTTTTCAGATATAACTTTTCATAGGCTACATTAAATGAAAAAAATAATATTAAGTATATGGTTGTATGTATTATTATATCCTTCAATATTAAAAGCTGATGAACAAAATCATTATTGTTTGGTTGAAGCAATCTATTTTGAAGGACGTTCCGAATCACAGACAGGACAGTTGGCAATAGCTAATGTTATTATTGAACGAGTTAAACAAAATTATTATCCCGATACTATTTGTGAGGTAGTACATGAGTGGAAAGGATACCCTCGTTTGAATACTTGTTCCTTCTCTTACTTTTGTGATGGTAAGAAAGAAATTATGTATGAAAAACAAGCACATACAATAGCTAAGGACATAGCTACACTAGCTATGGAAGGAGCAATTGTTCAAGATGTATGGGGAGCTACTCATTATCATACTAGATATATAAATCCATACTGGGCAGAAAATATGTTTTTAATAGGAACAATAGGTGCTCATTTATTTTATGAAAGGATTTATTAATGGACATCGAAGCAGAGTTAAGAAGAAATGTTAGAGAATTACAAGAGCAATTGAAACGTGCTCATCAAAGAATAAAAACATTACAAGATGAAATATATTCTTTACGAAGAAAGATAGACCCAGAACATAAATTCCCTAGTGGTATGAGTGGATGGGCATTGATGGAAGATCCAGAGAATAGGTGAAAGGAAAGCTAATGGGCAGAGTAAAAGATTGGTTACTTGAAATGGAAGAAGATGCAGCACATCTACCTTTAAAAGAATGGATTGCAAAGCATGGTTCCTATCGTAAAGAAGTATGGGATAGGATACATAATAATTTAGAAGAAGATCAATTTGATTTAGGATTATGATATGAGTAAAACTTTTGTACAAAAAGAAAGACAACGAATATTTAGAGACATTTCCCGACAATATCAAAGGGAAGGATATAATTTACGAGAGTCAAAAAGAATGGCAAGAAAAGAAACAGATGATATCATGGCCGATAAAGAAACATTTGTGGATAACTTTATAAAGGACACCTTCCCAGATGACAACGAATAAAATAGTTATAGTAGAATGGATTGATTCAGTAGAGTATGAAGATGCTAACTGGAAAGATCAAGAAGAAGCAGACAGTTTAAAGCCCATGAAGATTAGATCTGCTGGTATCTTGATTAAAGATAAAAAAGAATATGTAACACTTGCATCCAGCATTAATGAAAATGATCCTGATGACTTGACTTATGGAGGATTATTAGCTATACCTACTGCTGTCNNTACTAAACGATATGATTTTCCAAAAAGTTTTACGAATGAAATAATGAGTGATCGAATGAAAGAAATTGAAGACGGTACTTGGCCGGGACCGGGGGTATAATGCAACAACAGAAATGGTTAGATCGTGGACCATGCCCTGCTTGTGGATCTAGTGATGCTAATGTTAATCATACGGCAGGATATTCATGGTGCTTCTCTTGTCAAACTAGGTTTGATGATAATGTAATAACTATATCTAGGACAAAGGTAAAATCTATGGCTACAGTTGGAGAGTGGGGAGAGATTCCCGAACGTAAAATATCTTTAGAGACTGCCAAGAAATTTAATACTAAAATTAAACGAGATGGCAACATAACTACCCATCATCTATATGGTTATTATAATAATAATAATGAACATATAGGAAATAAAATAAGACAGACAAAAGATAAGCGTATGTGGGTGGAAGGAGAATTATCTGACGCTGTATTGTTTGGACAGAATATATTTACACAGAAAGCAAAGTACATTACAATTTGTGAAGGCGAAGTAGATGCGATGAGTGCTTATGAACTTATGGGATCGAAGTGGCCCAGTGTTAGCATAAAAACAGGGGCAGCAGGATCATTAAGAGATTGTAAAGAAGCCTTTGATTATCTGGATGCATATGATAATGTTGTTATTTGTTTTGATATGGATAAGCAAGGTCAAGAGGCTGCTGAAAAAGTAGCTCAGTTGTTTGCTCCTAATAAATGTAAGATCATGAGGATGGAACATAAAGATGCTAATGAGTATCTTAAGATGGGACAACGTGAAGCATTTACACAAGATTGGTGGGGTGCTAAACCATATACACCAGCAGGAATTATTAACCTGAAAGATTTAGGTGAGTCTCTTTTTGAGGAAGAGTATTGTGAAACTTGTTTGTATCCTTGGTCTAAGATGAATGATAAAACTTATGGCATGAGAACAGGAGAACTGATTACATTTTGTAGTGGTGCTGGCATGGGAAAGTCATCCATAACTAGAGAGTTGATGCATCACATTCTTCGTAACACAAAAGATAACATTGGTATACTTGCATTGGAGGAAGGGATTAAACATACTGCATGGAATATTATGTCTGTGGAAGCGAGTGCTCGTTTATATATTAAAGAAATTAGAGAAGGATATAGCGATAAGGAGTTAAGAGAATGGCAAGAGAACACAATAGGGAGTGGAAGAATATTTGCATTCGATCACTTCGGTTCAATAAACAATGACGAGATTCTTGCACGGGTCAGGTACATGGCACAAGCCCTTGATACTAAATGGATATTCTTAGATCACTTAAGTATTTTAGTTAGTGGACAAGAAGATACAGATGAAAGAAAGTCTATAGATATATTAATGACCAAGCTAAGATCCTTGGTAGAACAAACAGGGGTATGTTTACTTTTGGTATCTCACTTACGTAGACCTGCTGGAGATAGAGGACATGAAGGGGGGCTTACAATAAGTTTAAGTCATCTCAGAGGATCGGCCTCAATAGGTCATTTAAGTGATTCTGTCGTGGCCTTGGAAAGAAATCAACAGGAGGATGATCCTATATTATCTAACACAACAACTATTCGTATACTAAAGAATAGATATACAGGAGAAACAGGAGTAGCTACTCATTTATTTTATGATAGAAAAACTGGTAGAATGACAGAGATTGATAACCCGTTTGACACAGGAGATGATTAATGAAGTTTGATCAAGAATTATATAACAAAGCAGATCCATTATCAAATGGTGTTATGGAAAGCTGGTTAAAAAGAAATGGATATTCAAATATAGATTTAAAAGAAACATATGAAGTGGATATAACATGTAAGAAAGATAATGTACCTGCTTTCTTTGAAACTGAAATTAAATATAGTTGGGTTCGTCAATGGCCTAATGAATGGATGGAAGTACGTATTCCATATAGGAAGCATAAGATTGTAGATAAATGGATACGTAATGGATCTGAAGGTACATTAACTTTCATTGTGTTTCGTAGTGATTGTAAACAAGCATGGTTTATTGATGGACTAGTTGTTAAAAATTCAAGAGTAGCTAAACTTAATACTAAGTACACTACTAATGAAGAGTTTTATCATATAGATGTTAATGATGCTCATATAATTAATATGGAGAAGGAGGATGTGGAAAAAGATTTTGTTAATAGAAAGGATCTTTCTTAATGGCCTTACTTACCATTACCGATACTGCCAATGATCATCTATCTGATATCATTAAAGATCATAATGCTCAAGGGGTTATGCTTGGTGTAAAGGGAGGGGGTTGTGCAGGGTTCACTTACGAATGGACTGTGCTGCAAGAAGAAATACCAGATAAGTTTAATACTGAAGATAAATTTAAATTAAATACAGGATACCTGTGTGTACAACCTGAAGCTATGATGTTTATATTAAATACTATCATAGATTTTACCAGTAACATCGCCGGTTCCTATTTGAAAATTGTAAACCCAAATGCTACATCCCAATGTGGATGTGGAGAAAGTTTTAGCGTATGAATGTAGTACTTGATATAGAAACAGATTCTTTGGATGCACAAAAAATCCATTGCATTGTTGCAAAAGATATAGATACATCTCAAGTACACGTATGGGATCATAATAATTTAGATAAATTTAAACCTTGGTCTTGTACTGTAGATAAATTTATAATGCATAATGGAATATCATTTGATGCTCCTATTCTTAATAGACTTTTAGGAACTAATATTAAACTTAATCAGGTGATTGATACATTAGTTATGTCACAATTATTTAATCCAATGAGAGAAGAAGGGCATAGCTTAAGTGCATGGGGAGATAGATTATCATATCCTAAATGGGAATGTGATGACTTTACATTTTATACTCCTGATATGTTAATGTATTGTAAGAACGATGTTAATCTTACAGAGAATTTATATAAACAACTACTTATAGAAGGTAAATCATTCTCTTATTTTTCAATTGATCTTGAACATAAGATACGGGCAATTATAGATCAACAAGAAAAGAATGGGTTTGCTCTTGATATACAAAAGACAATTGGATTACTTGCTCGTTTATCAGATGAAGCATCTGTTCTGGAGTCTTGGGCAAAGAGAGAATTTGAACCTACTGTAGTTGAAATGAAAACCAAAACAAAATATATACCATTTAATATGGGATCTCGACAGCAGATAGCTAACCGTTTAATGGAAAGAGGATGGAAGCCTAAACAATTTACAGACAAAGGTAACATAATAGTTAGTGAAGAGATCCTTGATAAAATTAATATGGAAGAGGCAAAGAAATTTTCCAAATTCTTTCTATTACAAAAGAGAATAGCTCAGATTCAATCTTGGATTAATTCTTATAATGATACTACAAATAGGGTACATGGTAGAGTATTAACTTTACGAACTATTACGGGTCGAATGGCACATTATAAACCTAACATGGCTCAGATACCAGCAATTCGAAGTCCCTTTGGCAAAGAGTGCAGAGATTGTTGGACCGTAGAAAATCCTCATACTCATACTCTGGTTGGAACAGATGCTTCAGGACTTGAACTTAGATGTCTGGCACATTTAATGGATGATAAAGATTATATTAATGAAGTTATACATGGAGATGTTCATACAGCCAACATGAAAACGGCTGGATTAACTGATAGAGATCAGGCAAAGACACTAATATATGCCTTCATGTATGGAGCAGGTGCTACTAAGATAGGTAAAATTGTGGGTGGTAATACAAAACGTGGACAAGAACTTATAGAAAGGTTCCTATCTGGTATTCCTGCCCTAAAACGGGTACGTAATAGCGTTCAGAGAGCCGCTGAGAGGGGGAAGATTAAAGGTGTGGATGGACGTACTCTGTTTATAAGAAGTCCTCACAGTAGCCTTAATACATTAATACAGGGAGCCGGGGCTAGTATATGTAAGGATTGGTTGGTCAATATGATACAAAGAGTTAATAGTACAGGAGTAGATGCCAAATTAGTGGCCTCCATTCACGATGAATATCAATTTGAAGTGGCGAAAGGAGATGTAAAACGATTTGGAACTATAACACAAGAGGCTATTAAAGATACAGAACGTAAATTAAAATTCAAGTGTCCCTTGGATAGTACGTGGAAAGATGGAGAAACATGGACCATGACACATTAATACTTGACAAAGGATTAAAAGTATGAGACATTTAGTTTTTAAAATCTAGAAAAGGAGTTGTAAAAATATGTCAGTAATTTCAGGAAATGCTTATTGGGCAGCGATTACCAATCCAAATACCACCTTCGATGCTGATGGTGTATGGACGGTAGACGTTACTAATCTTGATAAGAAAAACTTGGATATAGTTAAGAAAGATGGACTTGCTGTTAAAAATAAAGGTGATGATCGTGAAGATTTTGTTACGGTCAAGCGTCGGGTTCGTCGGAAAGACGGTTCTCTCAACCGTGCTCCTGATCTTGTTGATGGTCAGAAGCGTACTATGACCAATACCCTTATTGGTAATGGCTCTAAGATTAATGTACACTACACAACTTATGAGTGGGAGTTTAAGGGAAGAGCTGGTGTATCGGCTGACTTACGAGCAGTTCAGGTAACTGATCTTATTCCTTATAATACGGAATCTGATGAAGC